AAATTGAGCAGGAACCTTCTGACGACGATATGGAAGAATAAAAATCTAAAAACATCAATTATTATAAATACTACTACCACTTATGAAAAACACAGAAAAACTTTTTAAAGACCTCGTTAATGGAGATGAGGCATCAGCGCTTGAATCATTCAAAGGTGCAATTCAAGATAAATTCGATCAGGCAGTGGCTGTAAGGAAAGTGGCTGTTTCTTCTGAAGTCTTTAATCAGGCTATGGTCGAAGAATCCTCTGATCTATCAGAAGCAAAGCTTGGAGAGCCAGAATCTAAAAAGGATTTAGTTGATTTGCTTAAGAAAGCGAAGCAGGTTCGAGGAGTAACAGATGATGAATATATGTCATGGTACGGTAATATGGACGATAAACTGTTTTCCGAGTGGGATAAGATGGTGAAGAAAGATATGAATTATAAGAAAGCTTATAAGCTTGGTTATGATGGTGGATCTGATAAAAACCCTCATAAGTCTGGAACACTTGCTGCAGCTATTTGGGCTGATCAATATGCAGCTGGTGCGATGGACGCATAAAATTTATGAAATTAATCACAGAACATTTAGATTCAAACCTTAGTTTCATCACAGAAGCTGATGATAAAGGAAACAAGAATACCTTCATTGAAGGTGTCTTTATGCAGGCGGAAAAACAAAACCGTAATAATAGAATTTATCCAAAGTCTGTCCTAGAGGCAGCATGTAACAAATACATTAAGGAACAAGTTGAAACGGGTCGTGCTGTTGGTGAATTGAATCACCCAGAAGGCCCCACAATCAATCTTGATAAAGTTTCACACAGAATTACTGACCTTAAATGGGAAGGTAATAATGTTGTTGGAAAGGCACTCATTCTGAATACACCGATGGGTAATATCGTGAAAGGACTTATGGAAGGTGGATGTAAGTTGGGTGTCTCAAGTCGTGGTATGGGAACAGTTGAAAATAAGAATAGCAAATCTTATGTGAAGGGTGATTTTATGCTCTCCACTGTAGATATTGTGCAAGATCCGTCCGCACCAGAAGCATTCGTTAACGGAATCATGGAAGGTGTAGAATGGATTTATGAGAATGGTATTCTTAAGCCTCAACAGATTGAAGAATATGAGACTGAAATTAAAAAGGCATCAAGTTCTGAACTTGCAGAAGCGCAGAAGAGAGTCTTTAGTGATTTCCTCTCCAAACTCTAATCATTAATAGAAATAAAGCTATGTCAGAAGAAACACAAGAAGTAGAAGACATCATTGAAGATGTCACTGAAGAACAGCTTACTGCTAATGAAGAGCTTGAACAGGATTTACCTGAAGAAGTCTCTGAAGAAGCTGAAGCTGAAGCTTCTTTTGATGATTCTATCAAGTCGATTCTCCTTGGCGAAAAGAAAGCCGTAAAGAAGGAAGAAGAAGACGAAGAAGAAGAATCTGAAGAAGAAGACGAAGAAGAAGAGATGGAAGAAGGCTACATGAAGGCTTCTAAGTCCAAGAAAGAAGAATCCGATGAAGAGGAGGAAGAAGACGAGGACGAAGAAGAGATGGAAGAAGCTGCAAAGGTAGAAGACGAAGTAGATGGTGAGAAAGTATCCGTTGGTGTTTCTCAAGCTATCAAAAAGTCTGCTAAAGCGAAAGCTCCCGAGCCTACTGGCAAGGGTCCTCAAACAGATGATTCCGAGCAAGATGGTGAAAAGGCCATTGATGATACTGTAAAGAGCATCAAAAAGTCTACACCAGCTAAAAAAGCTAAAGTAGCTGAAGCCCTTGATCTTCTCATGACAAATCAAGCAGAACTTAGTGAAGATTTTAAGACAGAAGCTGCAACTCTTTTTGAAGCAGCAATTGCCGAGAAATCTCTCGAAATTCAAGAAAGACTTGAAGAGAAATATAACCAAGAGCGCGTCGAAGAAGTCGAAGCTCTTAGAGAAAGTCTCATTGAAAGAATCGATAGCTACCTCTCTTATGTAGTTGAAAGTTGGATTGAAGAAAATACTGAGCAAGTTGAAAATACATTACGTACTGAAATTGCTGAGAACTTTATCTCTTCGCTCAAGGATGTATTTGTTGAAAATTACATCGAAGTTCCAACTGAAAAACGTGATATTGTTGAAGAACTCAACACAGTTGCGGAAGAAACACAAGAGAAGTTGTCTGAATCTGAAAAACAAGTTGAGGCACTTAAGGAACAAATCGAAGCTTACGAAAGAAATGAAGTACTTGCTGAAGCATCCTCCGATCTTTCTGAAAATGAAAGTACGAAGCTCACAGCAATTGTTGAAGATATCGAATTTACCGATAAAGAAACATTCGCTTCTAAAGTAGGTGTTATTAAATCTTCGCTCTTTAACATTAAAGAAGAGTCTACTCTGCAAGACTCTGTAGAAGATTATCAAAACGCAGAGACTGAAGTAATTATTGAAGGTGAAGCCGATCCTATGGAAAAACTTCCGTCTTACATGAAAGCTTATGTAAGTGCTTTATCTTCGTCCAAGTAATTCCACACTTAAACTAACAACATAGAAAGAAATTAAAAAATGTTAAATGCAACAAAAGAACTAAAGAAGTGGGCACCAGTTCTTGAACATACTGATGCTCCTGCTATCACTGATAGCTACAAGAAAGCTGTTACTGCTAAGCTCCTTGAGAACACTGAAAAGGCTCTTCAAGAAGAACGTGCACAAGCCAGCTTCCTTTCCGAAGATATTAATTCAGCTTCGACGTCGCAAGTAGCTACTTACGATCCTGTTATTATCTCTCTTGTACGTCGTGCAATGCCTAATCTCATCGCTTATGATGTAGCCGGTGTTCAGCCAATGTCTGGCCCAACTGGTCTCATCTTCGCGATGAAGAGCCGTTATGCCGGTGGTGGTTCGCCAAGTGAGAAGATTAGTCTTGAAGATACTGAAGCATTCTTCAACGAAGCAGACACAGGTTTTTCGGGTGATGGTACACATGCTGGTACAGATCCATTGGGCGATATCGATAGCCCACAAGTTGGTTATACAACTGGAACAGGGCGTGATGTGGCAGCTGGTGAAGGCGACTTTATGAACAACATGGGCTTCACTATCGAGAAGTCAATCGTTACCGCTCAAACTCGGGGCCTTAAGGCTGAATATACAATGGAGCTTGCTCAAGACTTGAAGGCTATTCATGGTCTTGACGCTGAATCCGAATTGGCTAATATCCTCTCGACTGAAATCCTTGCTGAAATCAATCGGGAAATTATCCGCGGTATTAATGCCAAGGCTGAACTTGGTGCGAGAAAAGATGATGTTCATGGCGCTCAAGCTAATCGTGGTACACACTCTACTGGTACCTTCGATTTGACTACTGATGCTGATGGTCGTTGGTCCGGCGAAAAGTATAAGTCTCTTCTTACTCAAATCGAGCTTGAGGCAAATACAGTCGCTCTTCGTACACGTCGTGGTAAGGGTAACTTCCTTATCTGTTCTTCGAATGTAGCTTCTGCTCTTGCAGCTACTGGTTCTCTTGACTATAAGCATGATGCTCTTAGCGTAGATGACACTGGTAGTACATTCGCTGGTACAATCGGTGGAATGAAGGTTTACATCGATCCATATGCACTAGCCGATTATGCAACTGTTGGATATCGTGGATCTAACCCATACGATGCTGGTATGTTCTACTGCCCATACGTTCCTCTTACTATGGTTCGTGCAGTTGATGAAAGCACATTCCAACCTAAGATTGGATTCAAGACTCGTTATGGTCTTGTAGCAAATCCATTCGCGAATGGTGCGGAGGCTGGTTCGGAGATTGTTAAGGACAGCCTTGGTGGTGATCGTGCGAATAGATTCTTCAGAATCTTCCGCGTGAAGAACATCAATGTTGAAGATGATGCATCTTAATAAACATTAATTCATTAAATTAATTTTAAGAGGTCCTCGAAAGGGGGCCTCTTTTTTTGTCTAAATACTATTATGCAATCGACTAGTAATATTACATCTAACTATAATTTTCTATCTCCTACTGGTTTTAAATTAGTAATTAATAGAGAAAAATTTGCAAATACTGAATACTTTTGTACATCAGCATCATTACCATCATTATCACTAGGACAAGCTGATGTTCCACTTAGACAATTTAAGGGGTACGTACCAGGCGATGTAACGTATGATGAGTTATCAATTCGCATTGCGGTCGACGAAGATTTAGTTGTATATAAAGAAATACATGATTGGATACTGCGTAATCGTGATACTAATAATGTCGAAGTAAATGATGCCACTCTTTTGATTATGACTAGTCATGTGAACGTAAATAAACAAATTCAGTTTACTAATCTTTTTCCAACATCAATTGCCGCTTTAGAGTTCAGTTCTCAGAATACTGATATTGAGTATTTTCAGATAGACGTTAGTTTCAGATACGACTACTTTAAGTTTCTATAAATAATTTTATGGTTACTTTAGAGAATGTATTAGAAATGTGGAAAACCGACTCTGTTATCGACGAAAATGATTTAGATAACGTTACGATTCAGACATCAAAGCTTCATGCTAAATATCTTGAATTATTTGCTGTTGCTAAATTACAGTTGAAATCGAACGAGAATAAACTCGATGTTATCAAAAAGGATAAGTGGTTATATTTCACGGGGAAGATGACTCAACAACAGATGGACGATAAGGGGTGGGCATACGATCCATTCCAAGGTATGTCTAAACCACTTAAGTCTGAAATGGATATGTACTATAACTCTGATAAGGATATTGTGAAGGCCCGAGACCTTATCCAATACTCA